TAGCCAAGCAAGAACGGCTACAGGCGCTGGTCGATGTGCGCATCGCCACGAAGTCCACGACGAACGTCACCCGAGCTGAGCGGTTCCTGACTGCTGGTGCCAACGGGATGAGCCTGCCGGTGGGCTACGCCTACTATCGGGCCCACACCGGGCGCTGGGGCGGGCAGAACAAGATGAACATGCAGAACCTGACACGTGGCGGCGAACTGCGGCTGTCGATCCTGGCACCGAAAGGTCACAAGATTGCTGTCCAGGACAGCGGCCAAATCGAATGTCGGGTCAACGGCTGGCTGTGGGGCCAGGATGACTTAATGGATGCGTTCCGCGATGCTGACCGAGGTATTGGCCAGGATGCGTACTGCGATTTTGCTGATTTGATCTACGGCAGAGAAATCACGAAGGCCGACAAGACCGAGCGCTTCGTCGGTAAGGTATGCGTTCTGGGCCTCGGGTTCCAAATGGGCGCACCCAAGCTGCAGATTACATTTGCCAAGGGTGCGCTCGGTGGTCCGCCGGTGTACTTCGAACTCGATAAGTGTAAGGAGATCGTCAACACATACCGCATGAAGAACGATCGCATTCGCGCTGGATGGAGTATTTGTGATCAGATCATCAGCGATATGGCCGTCGGACGCCAAGGCAGCTACGGTCCCTTGAACTGGGAAGCGAACATGATCTGGCTGCCCAACGGCATGGCCCTGAAATACCCAGACCTGAGAAAAGTTAAAAATGATAAGGGCTGGGATGAGTGGAGCTATCAATCCAAGGATATGCGCAAGAAGATTTATGGCGGCCTGCTCACGGAGAACATCGTGCAGGCCCTGGCGCGGATCATCGTAGGCTGGCAGATGCTGCAGATCAGCCGCAAATATCGCGTCGTGATGACGACACACGACGAGGTCATTGCGATGCCGAAAGCAGCACAGGCTGATGCCTGCCTGAAGTACATGGCCAAGTGGATGTCCACAGCACCTTGGTGGTGTTCAGATATTCCCCTCAATTGCGAGGGTGGCGCAGATGTCAACTATTCCAAATAATTTCATATGGACTGGAACAGGACTCGCCATGATCTTTGCGCACGCTGACACTCTCAAGCCCTCTGACTTCAGCATACGTCGGGATGGTGACAACACATGGGTGTTTTATCACTACAGCCGTAAATCACCCGTCGCACTATTCCGAGGCGAAAACGCCACCCAAGCTCTTCGGGCTCTAAAGGTAGCCCTTGTTACGCACCGACTTTCGTCATAGATTCTTTGACGTTTCGTCTAAGAATCTATAATCTATGTTAGACTATCAACCACTGAAAGGCACTACATGTCAGAAGTTCTCGACAAACCACGCTCGCGTACAGCCAAAGCTGCTGCGCCTGCACCACTCACCATCGGTGCAGCCACAGACAAGATGTGGAAGCTACGCGAAGAGAAACGAGCCCTTGAAGCTCAGATCAAGGTCATTGAGACCAGCATGAAGGAGCTCGAAGGCACCGTCTTTGGGCTGCTCGATGCGCAGGACACACGTAAGGCGGAAGGCAAATCTGCCTCAGTGTCGATCACCGAATCAGTTGTCGCAAATGTCGAGAACTGGGACGCTCTCTGGCCTTGGATTTCCAAGACAAAAAATTTCCACCTCATCCAGAAACGGGTCTCTGATCCGGGTATGCGTGAGCTCTGGGCGCTTGGTAAAGTCGTTCCCGGCGTCCAATCATTCACCAAACGCACCTTGGCACTTCGCTCACTTTAACTTCTACGTTCTAAGAAAGACCAACATGGCCGCTAAACCCAAATCCACTTCCACCGCCGTCGCTATCAAGCCTGCTACGAACCTTGTTTCTATCCAGGAGGCCATGAAGGCTGAACTGGCAGGCTTGGCAAGTCGTACTGACGGTTCCCCCAAGAAAATCAAGTATGAGGGCGACAAATTCACTTTGCCCTCCGGCGCAATGTTCCAAGCTCCGATGCGTGCAGTCGTTGTTGACTTCAACACTCAGCACACTCTGTTTGAAGGCTCATATGTGAAGGGCCAAGTCAGCCCGATCATCTGCGCAGCGCTGGGCGATAACCCGAAGGATATGAAGCCCTACGATTCGATCGCTGAGCCGCAGAGCGGTGCTTGCACAGGCTGCTGGGCCAACGAATTTGAATCCGCCTCGCAGGGCAAAGGCAAGGCGTGTAAGCAAGTGCGTACCATGGCCCTGCTGGTCGAAGATGCACAAGGTGTCATCGACCCCAACGGCCCGCTGTACTTGATGCAGACCAACGTGACTGCCAACAAGGTGTTCGACGCCTTCGTCAAGACGGCAGCAGCAGTGTTCCAGATGCCGCCTGTCGGTGTCGTGGTCGAGCTCGGTATCGCAGCTGAGGCGAAGTGGGACTATGTGACCTACAACAATCCGCAGCTCAATGACGACCTGGCTGCCTGCTATGCGCGTAAAGCTGAAGCTCGCGCCATGTTGGCTGAAGAGACCACTGTGTCGCCTCCGAAGCCAGTCGAGGAAAAGAAGGCTGCTCGTGGTAAGCCGGTGACGGCTCGACGATAAATAAACAAAGAAACTCCCCCTTTTGGGGGATGTTCTAACCACTAAGTTAGCTCTAACATGTCAGTAAGCAAGTACCGCGTTGCTCTCGCACTCTCTTCATTCAAGCAGCTCAACGTGGTCTTGCCCCAACTGAATGAAGCAGAAGTAATGGCAGCTCTCGAGCTTGAGAGCTCCACACGGCGTCGTCGGTCCGTCATTGATCGGCTTATCTCTAGGGCAGTTCGGCTCAACGAGATTTCTTTTAACCAAAGCCTACAGGAGAAATACTATGGCACGTCCAGCAAAAGCACCCAAGACCATGACCCCCGCTGAAAAGAAAGCCGCTATGGCCGACTTGAAAGCAGCCATGGCTGACCATAACGCAAACATCAAGAGCATCAGCGCGGCGCTGAAGGAGTCTGAGAAGGCTTTGGCATCAGCGAAGAAAAGCGCTGACGCAGAGATCAAGGCGGCAGAAAAAGCTGCTGAAGCTACGCGTAAAGCGGCATCAGCGGCTCTTGCTGCGGTTGAGAAGGCTCATGCTGCTGCTGTAGCGAAAGCTTCCAAGCGTCAAGAGGCTGCGATCAAGGGCACCGAAAAGCTCGAGATGAAGCGTGCCGCACTCGAGGCGATCGCTACTGCGAAAGCCGAACCAGCTACTGTTTAAGAGGATTTTATGAAACACGTCATGATCGACTGCGAAACCTTGGCCACATCGGCTGACGCCTGTATTATGAGTATTGGCGCTGTCCGGTTTGACCTGGATTCGAGCGCTGTTGATGACCTCGGTTTTTATGCCAGTGTGTCTATTGAGAGCAATCTGGAGCTCAAACGGCGGATCAGCGAGCAAACACTGATCTGGTGGATGAAACAAGGCTCCGTAGCACAGGGTGTGTTTCATGAAGCCAAACAGACCCTGCGCACGGCCCTCCAAGGTCTAGTCGATTGGATCGGCGAAGGTGAGTACATGGTATGGAGTAACGGGGCAGATTTCGATCTGCCGATGATCACTCACGCCTTTACTCAGCTCGGTATGGACATCCCGTGGATTTACTGGAACAGCCGCTGTTTCAGAACCTACAAAAACCTGCCGGGTGCGAAGACCATCAGGGTTCCGTTCGAGGGTACTAAGCACAACGCACTTTTCGATGCAGTTCACCAGGCGAAGACAGCACAGGCTATCCAGGCCGCGCTGTTCCCACCGGTGAACGCCAAAACGAAAGAAAAAGTATGAGCGACCGTGATCTATTCATCGCCATGGTGCTCGCCGCCATGAGCGCTGGCAACCCCAACCCCATAGCAGCTGCAGATAGCGCACTACGGGAATTCAAGATTCAAGACAGGAAAGGAAACATCCCCAATGAGTAACATCGACAACACATTGGCCGAGCGCGGCAGCCGCTACGGCGATTTTGAAGGCCACGCTGCCATTACCCAGGGCATCAAAGAGGCGATGAGTTGGGGGGACAATTGGGATACGCTTGACGACAACATGAAGGAGGCGCTGGAGATGGTGGCCCATAAGATTGGCCGTATTCTCAATGGTGACCCTAACTACGTTGACTCATGGACCGACATCATCGGTTACGTGCGGCTGGTGGAGAAGCAGCTGCTTGGTGAGCAGGCCACGCCTGAGCCTGAGAAAACAGCCACCTCCCCGGCTGAGGTGATTCAAGCTCTGGCTGTGCTGATTAAAGCCGGCGTGATCGTCAATACTGACGATGAGCAAACAACCTGAGAACGTCTTCATCGCTTCAGTTCACCGGCATCTGCCGGTCGAACTGTATCGAATGAAGAACCACAATGCCTACAACGGGGGCATCCCCGATGTTTGGTATTCAGGCAAGAAAGACCTTTGGGTCGAGTACAAATTCGTCGTTCTGCCCGTGCGTGACGACACGAACGTGAAGATCAATCTGTCCGAACTTCAGAAACAGTGGCTAAGGTCGCGGTACGATGAAGGTCGGCAGGTTGCCATCATTGTCGGATGTAAACAGGGCGGTGTACTGTTTGATGGGTACCGTTGGGACTATGATTATTGTGCTTCCAATTTCAGAAAGCTCGTGATTACGCGACAACAACTTGCAGAGAAGATAGTTGAATGCGTCGCGTAAGCACGCATTCCTATATTCTCTCGAGGTAAATTATGCGTAACAGCGAAACGGGACTCGTCCCCGCACTAGAGACGGCACTTAGGGCCGCGAGCCAGCCACTTGACGCCCAGACCCTATTTGACATGGCTGAGATCAGGGAGCATGCTGCTTCATCATCCCGCGTTTCGGATTATCTGGGAAACCTCTGGCGACGTGGTCTTGTCGTGCGGTTGCCCGCACCTGATCTGGGCAAAGGCAAACCACGGTGGATGTACGAGTGGAAAGGCCAGAAAGGTGCCAAGTACCTTGATGCCGTCGAATACACCCCGAAGGTCCTTGCTGATCGCCCGTCAGTTCTGATAACCGAAGATGGCAACGTCATCACGTTAGAGTTCCCAAACCTGATCATCCAAGTCAGACAGAAAATCACCAAATAAAACGCGGCCCGGAGACGGGCCTTTTTACGCGCTATGAATCGACGATCTAAATACGTTTTACTGACAGATTTAGAAACAGCCCAGGCCGCTGCACAGGGGTGGGGGCTGCACCATGTGTTCGACGGAACATCATGGAAGGTCATGATTCTGGGTAACCCTAGCGCCGAAAAAGCGGGGGCGTTTGTCATGAGCCAAGCCCGCACAGGCAACGGGCTGGCTATCAAAGCACTGCAGCTGATTGCTGCGAACAAAGGAAATTGAAATGGTTCAGAAAACTATCCCTGTCGACATCGACTTTTTTCAAAGCTTGATTGAGTTCGTAGTCGACTTTGCCGACGTGTTCGAGCAAGGAGATGCAGGACGAATGGAGCGTTCTGAAGACCTAACCGCCCTATGGGCCGGTAATGACGAACTTATTTTGTTTTGCCGAGAAGCAAAGGACCAGATGAAATGAGTCTCTTCAAACCGACCCTCGCGGTCAATGCTGAGTTCAGCAAGATCAAGTACCCGGTGTACGCATCGCCTAAGTTAGATGGCATCAGATGCAGCATCGTGGACGGCAAGGCTTTGAGCCGCACGCTCAAGCCGATCCCGAACAAGCATATCTATGAACAGCTCAGTCGGGATAAATTGAACGGCCTTGACGGCGAGCTGATCGTAGGCTCACCCACCAGCCCCTGCTGTTACAACGAATCGGTGTCCAACGTGATGGCCTTCGACAAGGTGCCGGACTATACGTACTACGTGTTTGACCACCACGGAGTGAGCGGTTCATTTGCACGTCGTTTTCAAGAGTTGCTTGCTTCTCCAGGCCAGTGGAATAAGTTCCCCCAAATCTGTCTGCTGGAGCAGAACCTGCTGGCTGACGAAGACAGCATGCTGGCCTACGAAGCTGCCAAGGTCGAAGAAGGCTATGAGGGCATCATCCTGCGCTCGCCGGACGCACCCTACAAGTTCGGACGCAGCACCGTGAAGGAGGGCTATTTGCTCAAAGTCAAGCGCTTCCTTGACAGCGAGGCCGAGATCATCGGTTTTGAAGAGGAGATGGAGAACACAAATGAAGCCAAAACCAACGAACTCGGTCGTACCAAGCGGTCCACAGCTCAAGCAGGATTGGTCGGTAAGGGGACATTGGGTGCGTTCCGCGTCAGGGACGTGGTCTCAGGTATTGATTTCTCGGTCGGTACCGGTCTCACAGCCCTCCAGCGCGGAGTCTTCTGGCAGCGCCAAGACGAGTACCTCGGAAAATTCTTGAAGTACAAATACTTTCCCGTAGGCGTCAAGGTGGCCCCGCGCCATCCGGTGTTCCTGGGGTTCAGAGATGCGAGGGATATGTGATGGACCAAATCGATGTACTCAACCACGGTTACGTCCGGCTCGTGGACCACATGGGGTCAGACCTATCCATTGCCCGTTCTGCACGGGTTTCGTATGACGCCGATTGGCGCGGTGGTGACGACGTCAAGCTCATTGGCTACCTCGTCAAGAACCGACACACGAGCCCCTTTGAGTCTGTTGTATTTACCTTTGAGGTACAGGCACCTATCTTCGTGTTCCGCCAGTGGCACAGGCACCGCACCTGGAGCTTCAACGAGGTGAGTGCTCGGTACACCGAACTGCCGGAGCTGTTCTACATCCCAGAAGTGAGCCAGATCACGACGCAGAGCAAGTCCAACAAGCAGATGCGCACCGATGAGATTCACCCAGAGGCTGAGCACATCCAAGATGACATCTCCGGGATGTGCCGACATGCGTTCAACATGTACCGCAAGCTGCTGCAGAGCGGCTGTCCCCGCGAGTTGGCCAGAGGCGTGCTGCCGGTGAACACCTTCAGCCGGATGTTCGCCACGGTGGACTTGCACAACTTGCTGCATTTCCTGAACCTGCGGCTGCACGAGCATGCGCAGTACGAGATCAGGGTCTATGCCCAAGCCATGCTGGAGCTGATCACGCCCATCGTGCCGAACACCGTGGCTGCATGGGAAGCACATCGGTGAGATCGCTGCGCATCCTCAATCTTGTGGAGGCAGCGGCGCTGCTGCGCGTCCATAAGACTACCTTGGCAGATCGTGCCAAGTCGGGCCTTGTGCCCGCGGCAAAGGTCGGGCGTGCCTGGACCTTCATCGAAGATGATCTCATTGCTTACCTTCGGGAGCAATACTCATGTCCCTCTACAAGCAAAAAGGTTCCGACGTCTGGCACGTCCGCTTCAAGTTCCAAGGCGAGCCCATACGTCGATCAACTGGCCACTATGATCGCCAAGCGGCGCAGCGCTTTGAGGATGAACTCAAGGCAGAGCTCTGGAAGCGTCCAGCCGCACTGAAGGGGAAGACCTGGGGCAAGGCTGTTATGGCGTGGGTCGAAGCAGAGACCCGCTCTGACTCAGACCTACTCAGCCTTGCCAAGTTCGGGGCGCACTTCCCAGACCGTCTGTTGTCGGACGTCACACCTGAAGCTGTGGACAAAGCACTGTCAAAGTTCTGCAGCACATCAGCGACGTACACCCGCTACCGCACACGCATCGCAGCGATCTTGAAGCTCGCCGGCATGCAGATTAAATTGATGCAGCGTAAAGCCAAGAGCGAGAAGCCTCGTGACTGGCTGACCCACGAACAGTGGGACGCGCTGCGCAAAGAGTTGCCACCCCACATGTTGGCTATGGCCACATTTGCCGTCACGACTGGACTTCGCCAGGCCAATGTGTTGGGGTTGCAATGGTCACGTGTTGACCTCGATCGAAAAATCGTGTGGGTTGAAGCGACAGACATGAAAGCAAACAAACCTATCGCAGTACCATTATCAATAGAGGCAATCAATGTACTCAAGACCATACAAGGCCAGCACCATGAGTTCTGTTTTACGTACCGAGGCAAGCCGGTCAAGGAGATCAAGACCGCTTTCATGGCAGCGTGCCGCCGGGCCGAGTGCCCAGATTTCACATGGCATGGGCTCAGGCATACCTGGGCCACGTGGCACGTTCAAAACGGGACGCCCCTAGACGTGCTGCAGAAGCTGGGTGGGTGGTCTGACTTGAGGATGGTCATGAGGTACAGCCACCACAGCGCCGGGTACTTGGCACAATACGCTGATAACACAAGAGATAAAACGAAATGAAACTTAGCAAAAACCTCATGCACAGAATCATTGATTCTGACAACGCTGCTTTAACCGTCGAGCAAGCGCTTGATGGTGCGAGCCTCAAGATGTACGCAGGCCCTCAGCCAGAGTCACCCGAAGTGGTACCGACCACAGACCCGGTGATTGATTTTGGGACTATCCGTCTTAAACACAAAGACGGGCGAGTGATGAACACTGAGTCGTGGTATGGAACAGCCGTCAGCAACGAGCAACTTGGGTGGTTTCGGCTGCAAGGCCCCGAAGCAGCACTTGATGGATCAATAGCTGTGCATGGTCGCAAACAAGCCGACCTAATCCTCCTGAACGAATCGGCACTCGGTGCAATAACTGTTGTCGAACATTTTATTTTGGATTGCCGAGAGTTTGGCTAGGCAACAAATGACTATGCCACCCTGACTATGCTTAGCCACCCCAATCTAATTATCTCTAACCCAATTTCTCAAGGAGACCTTCGATGAAGCGATAGAAACCAAAAAGCCCCGTTTCCTTTGGAGAAACGAGGCGATTGATTGGTAGGCGCGATTGGACTCGAACCAACGACCCCCACCATGTCAAGGCCGCTCGCTCCCCATTGGAACCCAGCAAGCATGCGGGTCTCGCCGGGACTATGTCCCCAGCGCTATGCACCCACCCATTTTCATTCGACCTTAGAAGGATTCCACCATGGTGATTTACAAGACTCTCGGCGTACCAGCCGCTTCATCCACAGTAACGAGCGTGAGTTGGCAGGCCAGCCAAACCGAGGCCAGCAAGAAACGTGCGGCGCTCAAAAGGGATGGGTTCAAAGCCACGTCGGAGACTGTTAACATCCCGACCGCGAAAGGTCCGCTCATTGAGTGGCTGAACGAGCACGTCACGAACTAATTTGAGGATGAGCACTATGATGAATTTTATTCTTGGCACCATTATGTTTGCTGTCAACCTGGTCGTGGGACTCATCATCTTTTTGTTCGGCATCATCTGGATACCACTTGTGTCCTGCACTCGGTTTGCAGACATCCTCTTTCGCAAGCTGATCGGGGCTGACCCACCAAAATGAAAACTAACTTCCTACTTGGTCAACTCATGCTGACTGAGCCTGCACGGATGGTACTCAAGCGCCAACCGTTCGATCTAATCGCTCGGCACGCGATCAACGAGCACGGACTCATCACTCAGGAGGAACGCGAATCAAACGAACGTAGCATGCTGACTCGGGGCCAAATCATCTCACGGTACAAGGTCGACCCGACCAATCCAAAGTCCCGCACAGTCGTCGTACTCACGTCGAACCTCTGGGACAAAACTACCGTCGCGCTCGAAAAATAACCACCAGCCGGCGATTTGCCGGCTTTCTCACTGGGTGGTACGGGTATGGGGTACGGGGAGAGGGTAATCACCTGTAATAAGCGTGTGGCAAAAGTCACTCTCCGGCCTCTCTATCCCTACTTATTACTTTTATTACTTATTACTCTTCTAAAATTAAGAAAAAAAAGAGTAGTAGTAGTAGATAGATAGATAGAGTTCCTATATAGGGATATAAAAATTTTTCCAGACGCTATTATTTTAATAGCGGCTCAATTCCCCATGTCCGCCATCCCCTTGGCGGCTTCGGCAAGCCCGCCAAACCTGCTGACGATGGGCACAGACTTGAACAGTTCGTGGCCGAGCGAGTCGCCAGTCACCAAATCTTTCACATGCCCTAACGTCGGACCACCAATTGCTCCGACTGGATTGCTCAGCGCATCAACTCCAATCTGAGAGATACCTGCACCGCCAGCGCGACTGAAGGCATGGCTGACCCAATCTGCGATAGTCCAATTCGCCATGTACCCGGGCAACGACCCACCGCCGGTGAGCATGGCCTTCATCAGATCGGCTGCGATCATGATGGGCATACCATGAGCGAGGTTGATCATTGCGGTGCTGTTGCCATTCTCAGCCTCATGTAGCGCGTAGGCCATCGTGGTCTTCTGGAACGCATACGTGAAGCTCTTGAATTGGAAGAACATCGCATAGTGCGGGTCGCTCGCACGCGTCGGGCGCAGCGCAGAATTTGGCATAACGATCGCCCGCTGTACCCAGCGGTTCACGGCGAGGTGGACCCTAAGCAACTCAGCGTCAATATCCTTGCGTTGTTTTTCGATGCTCATATCCGCGCCGTAATGCGCAGCCAGTTTGTCGCGGCTAATGATGAGGTTCCCATCACTATCCAGCGCGACCCCCCCTTGAGTCAACCCCAGCTCTTTGAGCCAGCGCTTGCTGTGCTCAGGTGACGCACCACGAACATTATTTGCGATGCTCTTCATCGCTGCCTTCGTCGCCATGATCCGCATCGACCGGTCCCACACAGTCAGCCCGTTAGCCAAGAAGAACCGGCGGTTGATCTTACGCGACAACCCGGTTGAATACTCTGATGTGAACGCGTCGCCCTTCTCCTCCATGAACATCGTAGGTGCCAGCACCCCGACAGTCATCGCATTTTTCAGGTCTAGTGGATCGCCCCGGGTGCTCAGTGGTGCGCCTGTCATCAGGTCCTTCCACGTGAGGAACACATTCTTGAGTCCGTGGATATAAGCCTGAATGGCGTCGTCCCAATCACCGCCCGCTACCCTTAACCCATTGGCATCCAGCATTGCACTGAACAGAGCCAGTGGCAGCCGCAGCACCGCTTGGTAGGTCATGGCAGCTGACTGGAACTTGCGCATTCCTGGCTTGATGTCCTTACCCAGAGTACCTTCGAGCGCACCACTCGCCCGTTTAAGGTCGTCCATCCGGCGGGCTATCCACTCGTCAGCTTTCTTACCGGTGATTTTCTGTTTGGCTGCCTCGGCTTTCAGTTCAGAGACGATTGGGCCGTCAACCTCATAGGTGGGGTCTTCCCCCTCAAACTCCCTACCGTACGGTAGCGGGTCGCCCTTGGCCGCCAGCATGTCCTGTAGGTTCTCACCACCCACACCGAATGCTCGCACATACTCAGCAGCTCTTACACCCTGATGGAAGTATTGCGAGGTGATCTTGACAACATCCTCGCTCAAGAATGGTTGGCGATGCTCAGGCGCAATCCAATCGAAATTCCGCCGATTCTCGGATGCGAAGTACGGGCTCAGCACGCCGTCTTCCCGCCCAACAGCAAGCTTGCCGTTGCCAACCCCATCCCATTTGATGATCGTGTCGTGCATTGCTTCTGCGACGTCCTTTAATGTCACGGCGTCCCCGCCGCTAACGACCATACTCTTGGCCTGGACGAGAACGTGCGGGTACTCCTTCATGAGCATGTTCACGAAGTCTTCCCGTTTATCGACCATCTTGTCAAGGTCCCAGATGACCGGGAAGAATGCCCCCTTCTGGCGTTCCCCCATCTTCAGCCCAGCTGCTTTGGCGTACTCGTAGTAGTGGTCCAGCAGCTTATGGATTAACCCGGCGGCCTTAGCTACGTTGCTCGATACCTCTGCAGTGCTGCCATTCATGTGGTCAACCAAAGCCTTGAAATCGCGTTTCTGATTCGGCCCATTGAACGTATCAAGGATACCGTTCAACCACCCCTGATATTTGTTCGACTGCATTGAGGTCATGTTGAGCATGCCAGGATGTTCGGGGTCGTAATCCGGGTCGGATGGGTTGACGTAGAACATCTTTGCGAGCGCTTGTGCTGTCTTACTCTCGCTGGACGTCAGCGAGTCATGCGACGTCATCACCTCTGTGTACACGGCCTGTACCTGCTTGTCGAACCGGGCAGCCCAGCGTGCGCGCCACTCGCCGGTGTTCATGATCTTGCGGATCGCTTTACCGGCAGCACTCTCTTCTTTGAGTTCGCCTTTGTGGAACGCCTCGAACAGGGCTAGTGCCTTCTCGCTGTCGCGCACCGTGTTGAACACCCGGCGGAACAGAGATTGGATTTTCTGGAACACCGTCTCGGGTTTCGTGTCGATGTCCAGCAGGCCAGCAGCCCAGAACTGGTAGGCGTAGGCCACACGTTCCTCTAGGTCCTTCTCGATGGCGGCGAGGGCCTCCGGGCTGTCCTTGAGCATGTCCTTGAGTCGGGCCAGCATCTTGGGGTCAGACGTGACGCCCTCGAGCATCGCTCGTGTCTCTGGGTGGTTCTTCAGGATCGTCGTGAAGAACGCGTGCATCGACTCATGGTACGCCAGCTGCATGATCATCAACGGATCTGCCGTCGAGATGCGTGCAGTCAGAGTCTCAGCGTTCCAGTCAGCCTGCCAGTGCATGCCCGGGAACCCGCGCTCCAGTAGCGCCTTGACCTGCGGGCCGAGGGTTCGCTTGAAGTGCGCGATCGCCGAGCTGACCTCGATGGACTTGGGAGCCGGTGCGTTGACGATAGCCTCTGCGGTGGCTTGGTCATTGTGCTTCGTATCGCCCTGCGGCCCGAATACCTTCTCCAGCGCAGCGTCCTCGGCCACGAGTTTCGCGGCATCCTTGACCATCTGCTTCAGATCAGTCAGCATGTTCTCCAGATCGTCTGCTCGTTCGGAGGTCGGGTCGCTCTCGGCCTTCAGAGCTGCGCGCACGCGCTCTATCTGTTTTTCACCCCATGTTTTGATCTCGGCCGCTTTTGCTGTGGTGTAGCCCTCGGGCGGGTTGCGCAGGTACTCCTGGTTGGCGCTGATGGTGTCGCGCAGGGTGACTTTTGGCTTGGCTGCTTCGGGTTTGTTCACCAGCTCGTACGTCGCCTGGTAGTCGTTGCTGTACTGACGCATCACCTCCGGTGCCCAACCTTCGAGCTTACTCCATGCCTGCGGGTCCATATCTGCCACAGGATATGGGTCGCTGGTGAACCTGATGAGAGCTTCCTTGCCGTTGCCCTTCGCCATTACCACGTCGCCCTTCTTAGCTCCGTTGAAGCGGCCGAGGGTACCGGTGGTGGCGGTGCGGTCGCCTGAGATGATCAGGTCCATCGTGTCCTTACCTGCGAACTCAGGGCGCATGTGCAGGGTACGCCCCTTAGCCACCTGCCCGTCACGGTAGTTCATGGGGAAGTCGAGGGCGTTTTGCACAGGTTGCACGACCTTCACCCACGACGAGAAGTCTTTCCCGGACGTCTCCACATACCCACCGGCAACCAGCGCAGCTCTCAGCGCGCCCTCACCATCGACGTTCCAAGCCCTCTCAGCGTTGTCCTTGTTGTCAGTGCGCACGGTCGCCCCGGCGTCCAGGGCCTTCATCACGCGGGCGATCAAGGCGGGCATAGCGGTGAACCCCCGGCCTTTGCCCGGTACGCTCACCAGTACGGTCTTGCCGGCAATATC